TTAACATAAGTCGTTTAAGACTTTTTTCGCGACGCCTATGATCTCTAGCTGGCTGCTATTGAAATCTTTGGAGGAGATGATTATCGGCTCAAAGTCAGCATTTTCCGCTAAAAGCAATATGGTGGAGCCTTTTTGCTTGAACCTTCTCAGGGCCAGGTCGCTGTCATTGATCCGACAAACTATGATCTGTCCGTCATCCGCATGATCTTGTTTTCGCACCAGGACTTTGCTGCCGCTATAAATATGGGCTCCTTTCATGCTCTCATCGGTTACGGTGAGATAAAAATATTCGTCTGAATTATCGACATCCGCAAATTCAAAGCCTGAGATATTCTCTTCTGCGAGGATGGAGGCGGAAGAGGGGATTGGGCCCAAAACTGGCACCAGATTATCCACCAAAAATATCTTACCGTCCACCTTGGCCTTTCTATTGCTTTGCCGGAGCCTATTGGTCCAACCTTTGAGTTCGATATCAAAATCCCCGTCGGCGCCTAGGCGTATAGAATCGATATTGGTATCTATGAAGCGGATATATTCTACAAGGCTAAGCATATTGATATCTTGTTCACCCAGTAATATATCCCTGGTATTCGCCGACAGATACATATAGTCAAGGAGAGTCTGACGGTTATCTTTGATATAATCCCAAACGTCAAAAGGTGATTTGCCGATCAAAAAATTCATCGGCACATTGAAATAATCCGCTATCTTTTGGAGCTTCTCAATCTTTGGGGAGCTCTTGCCTTTTTTCCAATCGGAAAAAGTTGAGGCAGTAATACCCGTCTCCTGTGAGACTTGTGCGGCAGTCACATCACAACCTCTTAATAGTTGTAAAAATCTCTCGTACATTTTCTTTCCCCTTCTTAATAAATTAGGATATCATAACTAAAAGCATAAAAAAATAGATATATCATTAAAATAATTAGGATAACCAAAATAAATAAAATTAGGAAATCTCAATAAATAAAGTTGACAAATTAGGATTTCTCAATTATACTGAATATAGATTAATGAAATTTCGTATATTCACTAATTTTAGACAAATAAAGCTGATAAGGCAGTATGTATTAATTATATCTTAAATAAGAATATATAGCTTTTTAGGAGTTATGCTTATTTAGCTTAACATAAAAATTGAGAAATTACAATAGTTGAGATAAAAATATTGAATTTTAGATTTAATTTTATGAAAAAATTATGATATCCGAAAATTATTGACTATGCTACAGGATTGGGGATGTCGCCGACAAGCATGAAATAAAGTTTGGCGAAAGCGGTAGAGTAATTTACTTAAAAGTATATTTAAACGGAATTCAGGGTAAGGTTAATAATAAGACATTTATATTTAGAAGAAAGGAATAAAATGAACAAGCAATTACGTAACGGCTGGCGGATAGTAATCATTGCCGCTATGATCCTTACTCTTATTTTGAATTGGGATGAATTACCTTCGCCGGTGATGGCGTCCCGACTCATGGACAAGCCTGTAACTGAAATGCTTACAGACCAATCAGCAACAAAAGAGAAAGTACCGGAAAACAAGATAGAGGTAGCAGAGGCGGCAGGGGAGAAAAGATATCTGGACATCGCCCTGTCTCCCGAACTGCAAGATTATACACGCTCAGTTTGCCATAATTACAAAGTTCCTTTTGAACTAGCTTTGGCTGTGATGCAGACCGAAAGCAGTTACCGCCCCGATGCTGTCAATGGTCAAAGCTATGGGCTGATGCAGGTACACAAAATAAATTGGCCGCGACTTTCGTATAAATTAGGTATTGATGATTTCATGGAGCCTAAAAACAATATTCTTGCCGGTGTATACATGCTTTCCGAATTGATCAGCAAATACGGCGAATATGAGGCGGTTTTGCTTTGTTACAATCAGGGAGAGGCAGGAGCTGAAAGGTGTTGGGAAAAGGAGATATTCAGCACCGCTTATAGCGACAAGGTTCTGAAAATATATAAGGAATTTTTAAATCAGGGAGCCCATCCGGATCAAGGCTGAGAGGGTTATCAAAAGAGAGAAGAATTGCATAAGCCGGGGCCCTACTGGCTGCTTAAAAACCGAGTCACCCGGCAACTTTTCCTAATCGGCGGAGGTTTTGGCTTATAAATAATATCTGTTGAATAAATCATCAGCGATTTATTCGCGCTGGCATAGCCGGCGCAAATCGGATATAATAATCTCTTTTACGCTAATAGCTGACGTTACGCTTAACAAAACCATATCTAATGGATGTTTTTTATATCTTTGATCTGCTGATTTTCAGTGGATATTGATTTAGGGCTATGGCGGGGCTCTTAATTTAAACTTTATAATATAAGATGGAGGATTAAATCATGACAAATATTCTGCTCACAATCAATTCCCCGGAACTTAACCAAGCAATTATGTCACTTGCCGCGGCAATCAACCCTAAAAATAATGGATCAAAAATTATGCCTGAGGATGGTTTGCCGTTTGAGATGATAGCGGGGGCATGGAAGGAGCCGGAAACAACCTTTATGCCTACATATCAGAAAGATCAAAATATGCGGGACTGCAGCATCGAACAATTGATCATGGAAACTATAGGGCTGATTGATGCCGGTTATCGGACAGAGCTGTCAGATCTGCTGGCAGATTTAGGAGTATCTTCGCTTGTTTGGCTGCCAAAAGAAAAATATGGAACCTATGCCGCAAGATTACAGGAATGGAGGCGGTCATGATGAAAGAACAGCCAAAACAAGCTCTGCTTTCACCTTCAAATGTCAACAAGTGGCTTTTTTGTACGCCTTCGGCCCGTCTGGAGGAACAATTTCCCATTATAGCCGGTGATTATGCCGGGGAAGGCAGCCTGGCCCATAAGGTTGCGGAATTAAGGCTCAAAGACCGTTTTTATCCTTCAGGGCAAAAAAATTTCACCCTGGAGCTGGAAAAATTGCGACAGGACCCTCTTTACCGGGAAGAGATGCCGGAGCATGCCGGTACATATATCAATTTCATAGGTCATATCGCTCACTCTTACCCGGAAGCTCCTTATATAGCTATTAAAAAGCGATTGGATTATTCCCATATCGTGCCGGGAGGTTTTAGCACAGTTGACTGTCTGATTATCGGTGGCGATACCCTTTGGGTGGTGGATTTCAAATATGGCAAGGGGTATGCGGTTTCCGCTTTTGAGAACCCGCAAGTACAGCTTGAGGCGCTGGGGGCTTTGTCCGTTTACGGACTGCTTTATGATATACGTAAGATCAGGATGGTTATCTGCCAGCCTCGTCTGGAAAATATCAGCCAATGGGAGCTGGCAGCTGCCGAGCTTGAAGCATGGGGCCAATCGATCAGGCCGCAAGCTCTGGCAGCTTATATGGGTAGGGGGGAATTCAAGCCCGGTCCGTGGTGCCACTTTTGCCGTGCTAAGGCTCTTTGCCGCGCATATTGTGATGCGCAACTGGCTTTGGAGGGATATGGACGGAGGCCAGCGCCTTCAATCAGCAATGAGGAGATCGGGGAGATTTTGCTTCGGGCCCAGAATTTTAAAAAATGGCTCTCCGAACTGGAAGAATACGCTTTGGCGGAATGCCTCTCGGGACTACTCATACCCGGTTGGAAAGCGGTGATGGGGCGGAGCAACAGGCAGTTTATAAACGTGGAAGAAGCTTTTGAGCTGCTGAAGGAGGCGGGGTGCACTGAGGAGCAGCTTTTTGAGAAGAAAGCGGCCACGCCAGCGATTTTGGAAAAGGTACTGGGCAAAAAGAGATTTGCTCAGTTCTTATCAGGGCAGGTGGAAATGCCTCCCGGCAAGCCTATTCTCGTGCCTGAGAGCGACCGGCGGGAGCCGCTGATTAATTGTAGCAGTTGCTCTTAACTTTTAGCTGATTTTTATAGGCGTTTATGGTTTGCGGAAGTGATATGATATCTTCTTTAATGAAATTCTCGACAGGCTCAACTGTGTTTGAAGGAAAGAGAAAAGCAGTTTGGGCAGAAGGGATAATAAGAATTCCCGGTCTTCCTGCTTGGATGAAAGACGAAGGTCAGGAAGACCGGGAAAGAGAGATTATAATAGTTATGCTGGATTTCAGGTTCAGACCTCCAGTTTTGTATTATCGCCGCAGGGGGAGATGCATTCCGCCGCATAATGGATCCGGGTGACGGCGTAGATTTTTGAGGCGATGGGCAGGCATTTTTGATAATTGAAGATAGTCAGGTTAAGGCCGGTCTTATTCAAAGAGCTGTGGAAACGGATACCGTCAAACTTTTCCAGCGATTTGATATATTCGGCAATGTATTGAGCAGGGAGATAGTCTTTCAGCTCGCCTAAAGAGGGTGAAGAAAAGAACTCATTGATGCCCATGATAAAGCCGATTGATTCGGCATCGCTGTCCTCGGGGAGAGAGCGGGGGATGTCGAGCAGGGCAAGAGGCTCTTTAGCTTTGATTTTGGCGATGCTGACGAATGATTCCAGGACCGGCTTGACCTCGATCATAGCGGTAGCTTCGTTTTCAGATACATAAAGGTAGCGGATATATTTGGGGTTGGTGCGGCCGTCTTCGGTAATGATCTCCGGGCTTGGCACGAAGCTGTTTTCTTTGTTGTAACCGTAGAATCCGCTTGGGTTTTGTTTACCAGTTTTGAGAGCGATGGATTGAAGGTGTTTTTGGACCGCGAATTCATAATCGCAGAGCCGGGCGCGGAAATATAATGTGTCCTTAGGAGCATAAACCTCTTGGAGAGGGCTTTGAAGGCTGCCAACCTTTTCGATATAATGCTTAAAGCGCTCCATGAAAGGGTGCTCGATGAAGAAGCGGTTTTTTTCGATAAGAGTCTGGCGGAAGTCGAAGGATTCGCGGTATATCTTTTGGGACAGTTCATTGATTTTGGTGGTGTAGTTCATTGATTCACCTTTGCATTTTGTTTTCTTGCTTAATTTCACCCCAGAAATTTGATTTTATTTGCCCCATATTTTTCCAATCAACCTGTGAGTGAAGTTAGGGGAGAGTTGCGGTTTTGTGATGAGATTATTGCGGGATATGTTAACGAAGAGGCTGGGCTCTAGGTGGTGTCTGCCCTCTATTCCTGTACAGTTATGATGAAGATACCGGTCCCCTGCTCCCTCCCATACTTGGAGAGGCGGGAAAAAGCTTTGGATTGTCAGTGCGGGCGGGGACGGAGTTTTTTGGGGGACTGCGTCCCCCGTACCCCTTATCTAGAACCGGGGGTAGAAACGCCCGAAGGGAAGCTGTTCGCAGGACCTTCGAAGAGCTTGCTCCTTATTAGTTTAAAGAAGAAATAGCCCCCCGGCTGCATTGATTTAAGCAAATAAGGGGATAGAAAAATTCTCAACCTATTAAGTAAATAACCCGCTTTTGGGAAAAGAATAATTTTTGCACGGGGGGTCATAATTATGGATAAGCAAACTTTGAAGCAATACCAGGTTTTGGAAAAGGAGATCGATTGCCTGAAAAATGAGATCGAGCGTTTGCGGGAGAGCCTTTCCGCGCCTCCTATTCTTGACGGTATGCCTAAAGCCCAATCTTATCAGGACCGGATAGGGAACCTTGTGGTAAAGATCGTTGACCTGGATAATATCCTTACTGAAAAGCTTTCTGATCTGGTGGAATGCCGCATCAGGATAGAAGAGGCGATAAATACTTTGGAGACCGCTGACAGATTATTGCTGCGCCTTCGCTACATCGAGGGGGAAAAGTGGGAAGAAGTTGCGGACAAGATGGGTTATAGCTGGCAGGGGATACATCTGCGACATTCCAAGGCATTGAAGAAGATCGAAAACAGTGGATAGAAATAGACTATTTTATGTAGTATTATGGTATCAGACAAATAATCGGAAGCGGCTGGGGAATGCCTTTATTGCGGAGGGAAAAAGAATGATTTATTTGGGATTGGCGAAGAATATTTATTGACCTGGTCTCCAAGATATGTTATTTTGGGATAAGTAATGGGGTAGTTAAGAGAAAGTTGGTGGGCGGATGCGTTATTATTTAGCTGCTTTAAAAAAGTACGGGATTTTTGCCGGGCGGGCAAGAAGAAAAGAATACTGGTTTTTTTTGTTAGTTACTTTTATTATCGGAGTCATTGCCTCTTGGATAGATAATTCTTTGGGGATTGGCGGGAGATATTTTAACGGCTTATACGGCCCGGTACAGTTTTATTATATTATCTTTATTTTTTTACCTACTTTTGCTGTGACGGTGCGGAGGTTGCATGATCTCAACAAATCCGGCTATTGGTCATTGATCTATCTTATCCCAGTACTGGGTTGGATGTGGCTTTTTATTATGTTGAGCTTTCGGGGAACGAGCGGGGGGAACCGCTTTGGTCCTGATCCGCTAGTCATTGTTGAGAAACATCCTGAGCCTGATATGCCCGGCACAGGGGAGAACAGCCCCGGGTCTGGCGCCTCAAAGGAAGATAAATAGTAGTTATTATAAATAATTCACAAAGCAGCTGCCTGCATTAGGCTAGCTGCTTTTTTGATGGGAAAAACCTGTTTGATAGGTTGCGGGAGCAAACGGAATGCCCGTTTCATATAATGCAGTATATTCAGGGGAAAATGAAGCTATGGAGAATGGGAGGATTCTTCCTCTCATAGCAGACGAACAACTTTTTTCATGTGAATATGGTTCATTATCTGTCTGTTTTGAAAAAGTACGCAGGCGGGCGCGGAGAATTTTAACTTGTCTGAAACGCGGCTGTCCTTTGCAGGATCAGCTGTTTTTTATATGGATCATGTGGGCGCCGAAATACTACCGGAAATGCGGCGAGGGGCGGGGCAGTGGTAGTAATTAAAACAAAAGCGAGGTGGAGGTGTGCCGAAGCTTACGGATAAACAGAAGCGGTTTGTGGATGAATACCTGATCGATCTAAATGGGGCACAGGCGGCTATCCGGGCCGGTTACAGCCCCAAGAGTGTTGATAAAAATGCCTATAAGATTTTGCAGAGGCCTCATGTGCAGGAATATTTGCGCTTAAGGCAGGAGGAGCTGCAAAAAAAGATCAAGGTCACGGCGGAGAGCATCGTGGCGGAGCTGGCGAAGATCGGCTTTGCGGACATCGCCGATTTCATCTCCATTGAGGAGGAAGTCAATCCCGAAAGCGGTGTCTCTTATCGTTATCTGGCAGTCAAACAGACCAAGGACATGCCTCCGGAAAAAAGGGCGGCTATTGCCGGGATCAAGCAGGGAGTCAAGGGAATCGAGATCAAGCTATACAATAAAGTTGAGGCCCTGGAGCTTTTGGGTAAGCATCTGGGGCTGTTTAATAAGCAGGACGAGGCCAGCCGTGTGGCTTTGAAGAAGCTGGACAGTATTTTGTCGAGCATTGAGCAGGCGATGGGGTAAGTTTCGTTTTTGGATGGGACAAGCTAGGCATATGAGCATGGGGATGAGCGATACCCACCCCCTATCCCCTCCCATACTTGCTACGGAACTGGCGAAGGTTGCTTACGGGCAGGTGCAGCAGGATGAGCAGGCCTAAGAGCTCGCGGCGTGGGCAAAAGAGGATTTGGGGGCGGGAAATATTGCCTACGGGAATAATTTGCCATATAATGGAATCGGCGGGGATATTGACTTGGATAGGGCGATATTGTCGGCGGAACCGGTACTGGGGAATATTGGCGGTGTGGTGGAATCGAATCGGGAATATATTAGAAATATAGGTACTGATTTGTGGGGTACTCCTAAAACAGCGGAAGAGCATTGGGCGAGGAATGAACTCAATTTTTTGCTTACCAGTGATATTGAGTATTATGAAAATGAGGAAAACGGTTGGACTGAATATCCATCTATAGGAACTATTTATCCTTCAATAGGATTAGATGACAGCAAGGTAAGAAAGTTTGTTTCTCAGGATGGGCATTGTGAAGCAGTATTCTATGGGGATAAGCTGCTTTTGTTGGATAAAAACCAGCCAAATTATGAAAAATTGAAAGACAATGCTATTATTGACCCGGTAAATGCAGGTACGTATAATTATTATCCAAATAATGCTGCTTTGCATCATTTATATGATGTAGATCCTTATATCGAATGGGGCAATTGTCCTACGGATGTATCAACAAAAGAGCAAAGAAAAAACGCGCTATTTGAATAAAATAACTTACCTATACTATGTAATAAAAATTATGATAGGGAGAAAGTAATGGAAAATAAAAATGATATAGTTAATAAGAAAATAGACTGGACTAATGTAATAAAAATAATTGACATAGTTATTATTTTATCTTTTATCATGATTTTAGTCCTCTCTTTAATGTTTCTGATGTTTAATAATGCTTTATTATTCTGGATTATTTATTTTTTACTTATTGATGCAACTTTGATATTTAATATTATAGTAATGATAAAGCAATTTATAAAAACAAAAACATTTAGGAATATATTTATATTGGGACTGAATATTGTCATTTTAATTGTATATCTTCATTTTTTCCTTATATGGCTAAGATAAATAATAAATTTGTTTCGCGTGACGAGCATAGAGAAGCGGTGTTTGAAGGTGCAACGTTACTTTTGTTGGATACCAATCATCCTAATTATGAAATTTTAAAAGATAATGCAAAATAGACCCGGTAAATGCGGGGACATATAGATCCTTATATCGAATGGGTCAATTGTCCTACGTATGCATCAACAAAAGAGCAAAGGAAAAATATGCTATTTGAGTAAAATAACTTATCTATACTATGTAATAAAAATATGATAGCCCCAAAGCTACCACCAAAACTATACCGTTAATTGACTGGATTTCTTTTTTTGAAGAAAAGGTGGAACAAGAAAATACGGGTGAAGAATAAAGGTTATATACATTTTACATTAACAACCTTGAGTTTATTTGGGGGAAGTAAAGCAGCCTATGCGCTGCTTTTTTCATGCCATAAAACAGAGGCCATAACATGCGAGAACAAAAAATAAATTTCAGTGCTAAGCAGAAAGAGGTTTGGAAGCACACGGTGGGGGAGCGTCACCGCTGGAATGTTTCCTGCGGGGCGACGCGCTCCGGCAAGACTTACCTCGATTATTATAAGATTCCCAAACGTATCAGGTCCGCCGGCGACGATGGGCTTGTTTTATTGCTCGGAAACACCAAGGGCACGCTGGAGCGCAATATCCTCGACCCGCTGCGGGGAATCTGGGGGGATAACTTCGTCGGGCATATCGGTAGCAACAACAAGCTGCGGCTTTTTGGGCGGGAATGTTATGCTCTGGGCGCGGACAAGATCAACCAGGTGAGCAAGTTGCAAGGGGCGGGGCTTTCCTATTGTTACGGCGATGAGGTCACGACCTGGAACGCCGACGTTTTTCAAATGCTTAAAAGCCGCCTCGATAAAAAAGATTCCTGTTTCGACGGGACTTGCAACCCCGCCGCACCGAACCATTGGTTCAAAGAATTTCTGGACAGCAACGCCGATATCTATCAGATGCACTTTACCATTGACGACAATCCCTTTCTGGCTCCGGCCTTTGTGGACAACCTCAAAAAGGAGTATACCGGGACTATTTTTTATGACCGTTTCATCCTCGGCAAGTGGGTAGCGGCTCAGGGCATCATCTACCGCCTTTTCGCCGACGCGCCGGAGGCTTTCATTATCGACGAGCCGCTTGACGGGCTGATGCTGGCGAGCGTCGGCGTGGATTTTGGGGGCAATCAGTCGGCGCATGCTTTCGTCTGTAACGGCATTACATCGCGGCTGCGGGAGGTGGTTACACTCGAAGAATATTACCAAAAAGAGATCATCTCCTCAACAGAATTGGAAAATGACTTTGTAGACTTTATCAAAAAATGCCAGGGCAAATACCGGGTAGTGGAGGTATATTGCGATAGTGCGGAGCAGGTGCTTATCCAGGGATTGAAGAATGCCGCATGGCGCGCGGGCTTGCGTATCGACATCAAAAACGCAATCAAGGGGGAGATCACCGGGCGCATCCGCTTTTTAAATTCGCTGATGGGGCAGGGGCGCTACAAGATCATGCGCCATTGTAAACACACTATTGCCGCACTGCAAAACGCGGTTTGGGATAGCAGGAGCGTCGAGGACCGCCGCTTGGACGACGGCTCCGGCAATGTAGACAGTTTGGACGCGCTGGAATATGCCAGCGAAAAATATATCAAAGATATCATGCAAAGCATCAATTGGGGGTGAAGATTTGAATAATATCAGAGGGGTTTTAGAGGGTCTGGGTTACAGCCTGCCTCCTGCCAGGACATACAATCAAATACAGCTGTGGAAGGACTGGTACCAGGGGCATCGGGGAAGTTTTCACGATTATATGCAGTACAATGGGCGCAAACGCCTCAAGCGCAGCCGCAAGAGTTTGCGCATGGCCAAGAAGGTTTGTGAGGACCATGCCAATCTTTTAATGAACGAAAAGGTGCGGATAACGATCAGCGAGCCGCGGGTGCAGGACTATCTTGACGCTATACTTGCGGCCAACGATTTCCGGGTGCAGGCCAACAAGCTGGTGGAGCTGGCCTATGCTTTAGGAATAGGCGCTTTTGTGGAGCATCCCGACGGGCGGGGGGGCGTGCTTATCGACTATGTGCGCGCCGACATGATCTATCCGCTGGCCTGGGAAGGTGCGAAAATCAGCGAATGCGCTTTCGGCAGCATCCGCGTTTTTGGACGCGAGGAGATGATCTATCTCAATATCCACAAGCTGGAGGGCGGCAACTATGTCATTTATAATAAGCTGGTGCCGGTGGTCGGAGAACCGCGGGAAGTAGAGCCGGACGAGAGCGGGCTTTTGCCGGGGGCGGTGACGCCGGTCATCTACACCGATTCGCCGATTCCGCGCTTCCAGTTCATCGGGCCGAACATGGTCAATAATGTCGACCTGGACAGCCCGCTTTCCATCTCGGTTTTTGCCAATTCCATCGACCTTTTGGAAGGTATCGACCTGATCTATGACAGTTACTGCGGTGAATTCCGTCTGGGCAAGAAACGGATCATTGTGCCTGTGGGCATGCTGCAGCTGGTGCAGGACGCGACGGGGACAATCGCTCCGGCTTTTGACGATAACGATACCGAGTTCTACGGGATGAACAATGACAACCTTACCGAGCTGCGGGAGATTAATATGGAGCTGCGGACCGAGGCGCATGAGCAGGGCTTGCAGCGTTTTCTCAACCTGCTTTCCGACAAGTGCGGGTTGGGCAGCGACCGTTACAACTTCCAGCGCGGGCAGCCCAGAACGGCCACTGAGGTTATCAGCGAAAAATCCGATCTTTTCCAAAACCTGAAAAAGAATGAGCTGGTGCTGGAGGCGGCTTTGTGCAATCTTTGCCGGGCTATTGCTTCCATCGGGGGACTGGGCGGTGATTTTTCCGTTTCCGTCAACTTCGATGACAGTATTATTGAGGACGCAGGGTCGAAAAGGACGAGGATACAGGCTCTGGTTTCGCAGGGGAAATACCCTATGGGCCGTTACCTGCGGGAATATGAGGGTTACAGCGAGGCCGAGGTCAAGGAGATCATGGGGGAAGTGGAAAGTGAAAAATCGGGCAAAAAGATCGAATTATAAGGAATCAGGCAGTAGCTAAAAATGAAGCGGATGCCTCTGGCGGCGGGTGGAATAGATGCAACGGAAATGCCAAAGGTCGCTTACTGGCAGGCGCGGCGGGATGAGCAGGCGGAATGGCTGGATAAAGAGATAAATATAGATGATATCAGGATAAGAAAGTTTGTTTCGTCTGACGGATAAAGGGAAGCAGTATTCTATGATGAAAAGTTGCTGTTATTGGATGATAAGCAGCCGAATTATGAGAAATTCAAGGATAACGTAATTATTGACACTAGCTCTCTTCCATGCTTTTTAGTGGCGAGAATATAAAATTATAGCACCCGCTGAAACGGGTGCTATAATTTTATATTCTTGATAGACGACAGGGCTGTTCATTAAATTGCCCATTTTAATAATTCTTTCTAATATTTATTAACCTTGCACTTTAGGATTAATGATAATATTTATGATTTTTTGATTTTTTAACCAACATCGTAATAGATAAAATAATAATTGATAGCGCAATTACAAAAAATAAAACCGTGGTAAGCATTTCTATCAACACCTTTTGTTCTTATAGAAATAATTATATGATAGTTTTGGAAATTTTTCCATGATATATAATATAGAAATCTGTATATTAGTGGGAGATTATGTATAAAAAGGGCGGACAGGGGAATGATTCTTTCGGCAATGATCAAAACCCCTGATAAGCTGGCTGGCATTAGACAGCTCTTCAATTTTGATTTTCATAAAAAGTTTTGGGAATACTTATTTTTAAGCAATTAAAATAAGGAGGATATCAAATGGCTAAAGCGGGGATGAGACGTCCTGATCCTGAGGACACACATGGAGAAATCAATCAGAAAAATCATTTTCCCAAAAACGAGGCGCCGCCTGTGCCGGAGATTCAGGGAAAGGCAAAACACAAAGAAAATGCCAAGCCCTTCAGGCATGAATAAAAGAACCGCCTGAATCAGGCGGTTCTTTTATTCATGCCTGCCCTCTAGTATTTGTGGAAGGGGAATGTAAGCTATTTTTGTTTACTCGACGCTCATATATGCCATATCGAGGGTTGGTACTTTGATATTGCTGTCTGGGGCGCTTTCATCAGTTTTTATGCCATTGTAGATTCCCCAAATCCGGACCTCCTGATTTAGCAGATCCGGCGTTTCTTCATCATCCGTTGAGGCATAACCATAAATGGCGGTATCATTGTCATCATTCATGGCAATTTGGTAAATATTGTAATAGATATCTTCGGTGATTTTGATGATCTTCCCCGAGAATTCTATTAAATATCCCTGATAATCATCGGGGGAACCTATTAAATTTTCATAGGCGATATACTGGCATTGATCCTTAAATGTTTCTTCGTCGGGCACGTTGCCGGTAAATTTCCCTTCATATATAACTTTGCCTTTGTTATTATATAATTTCCCCAAGCCATCAAATTTGCCGTCTTTACATTCGCCTTCATAGTACAGTACGCCGCCTTCTATGTAACACTTGGCATAACCGTTTAACAAATCATTGACATATGTTCCTTCTGTTTTTTGACCATCACTCCATGTTGTAGTACCTTGGCCGTTAAAATGACCGTCTTGCCATTGCCCATCATAGACCCAGGAAACGCCTGCTTCGTTTTTTGTTTCAAACTTACCTGCTCCTTCAGGCAGGCCATCCACAAGGGCGCCGGTATAGGTACCGGTCCTCGTGCCCAAAGTAAGTTCCAAGGTCATTTCTTTTTCGGTGACCGTTTGTTCACAAGCGGCGCATATTGATAATACTAAAATAAGAAATATAGAAATAAATATTATTTGCTGTTTCTTCATTAATGATGACCTCCCCATAAAAATTATTTTATCTTAAGCAGGGAACTGTTTTACAATTCTATCGCTTATAATTATACGACAAAATATTAATTATTCCTACATTCTATAATTATTTAAAGGAAAGCGGCCCAAAGGCTGTTTTTTTTATGCCTTACGGTAAGGCAATAAATTACCGGAATAAGTCGACGGACATTAAACGGAGGTAAATGATGAAAGAAGAATTAAAAGACGGCCTTATGCCGGAAGATGTTAAAGACGTTTCGGATGGAGCGGCGGGTAACGGCGTCCATAGTAATGAGCCGGAAAAGAGTTTCACGCAGGCGGATCTGGACGCTATTGTCAAAGAGCGTTTGGCGAGAGCGTCTAAAGGCTTGCCTGCTAAGGATGAGCTGGCGGCTTTCAGAAAATGGCAGGAAGAGCAGAAGGCCGACGCCAGTAAGGGTGACGACAAGCTCAGGAAGCTGGCGGAATACGAGCAAAAGTTGCAGTCCTATGAGCAGCGGGAAAAGGTGCGGGCGGCCAATGTGGAAGGGCGTTTCATCGATTTTGTGATCTTTGAAGCCAACAGGCGGATGAACAAGAACACCGATTTTGAGGCGGCGCTTAAAAATTACTTGGCGGAGAATCCCAATTTTATGGCTGGGAACCAGTTTTCCTTAGGCGCCGGCGGCTACCGGCAGGGGGGAAGCGGGCAGCAGCTGAGCGGTGTGGAGGCGGAATTTTTGAAGAGGAATCCTGATTTGAAGATTTGATTGGGGTTGGGGAGTTTGGATGGATTGCTTTCCTAAGTGAAGCTTGGGGTAAAGACCCTGGGCCGGGGGCCTCTTTGCTGTCAACCCCTTCCCCTTGCTTATATGAGGCCGGGGATATGGCATCCCCGGAACCGCGTTCCTTACCGTTTTGCGTAGTCAAAAAGTGCAAAGTGGGGGGGAGGGGAAATACTCCGCCTCTTCGAGGCCGGAGGCAACCCACTAGTTAAAAAGGAAAATATTAATTTAAGGAGTGATTTTTTATGGCACATGCATTACAAGACAGATATTCTGATCTGGTCCTGGCCAAGCTGAGAAAAGAGCTGGTCCTAAAGGACGGTATCGTTTTCAACAATGATTATGAGGGTTCTCCCAAGGGGGGGGCGGTAAAGATACCTACCCGAGACACGGAAGTGACCGCCGGTAATTATGACAAAGCCCTGGGACTTACCCCCGGTACCGGCGTGACGACATATACCACGCTGACCATCAACAAAGACAAAGGGGTCAATGAGATCATCGATGGTTATGATGCTCAGGCCGTTCCTGACGGCATCGTTGCCGAACGCCTGGACAGCGCGGCTTATGCTCTTCAATCCGCAATCGATACGGATGGGGCGACAATTCTCAAAGATGAAGGCACCATGCTTGGTTTTGGCGCGCTGGATAAAGAGAATATCTATGCCGCTATCGTCGACGTGCGCACCGCCATGTCTAAGGCCAATGTGCCTAATGACGGCAGACGTTACCTTCTGGTGACACCAGATTGTTACGCCCTGATGCTCAAAGACACCACCAATTTTATCCGCCAGGGCGACCTCGCGCAGCAGTTGGTGGAGAACGGGGCTATCGGCAAATACGCCGGTTTTGTGCTTTATGAATGGAACGACAGCACTGACAATTTGCTTTTCATCGCTGGTCATCCCAAATATGCCACCCGCGCTAATGAATTCAGCGTGCCGGTGAGCATCGTTGATCTTTCCGGCGATAAGGATATGATCGGCGCATCCGCGGTCAAAGGCCGCATGGTCTATGCGCATAAAGTTCTGCGTCCTGCTGCTGTCCGTGTGGGGTATGCCGCCGATGCGCTCACAGTTACCTGCGCCGCAGGCTCTACTTCCGGCAAAACCATTGCCACAGTCAGCGGCAACGGCGCTTTGGAGCTAAAATACCGTGTCGCTCCCGAAACCCTCGCGGTTTACGGCGATTCCACTGCCAGTGGTTTTAGCGAACTGACTTCCGGCACCACGGAGATCATCGCTGCCGAAGGCGTGACCATCGAAGTCGTAGCTGTTTCCGCAACTAACGAGCTGGTGGTTGGCGTGGGTTATGGCGTCAGCGTACCTTTGGCTGTTGCTGAGGAAGAGGAAGGCGAAGTATCCTGATTAACGGGGGAGGCTGGTCTTCCCCGATTCTTTTAACAGGGGGTGAGCCTATGGTTTATGAAGTTTATATTGACCGTGTCTATTACGCTGAAACATACCAGGGCATAGATATTAATCGGGATATTTTTGACCGTCTGGCTTTGCGGGCTTCGGATGAGTTGGACAAGATAACCTTCCAAAGTGTGCGGCGGTCTGGCCTCAGCTCCTTTGACGAGGATACTCAATCTGCTGTCAGGCTCGCGACCTGCGCTATTGCCGAGGCTTTGGCGCAGGTAGAGGCGGCTACGGACGGCACGGGGCTGATGTCGGCAAGAGAGAGCGTGGGATCTTACAGTTATTCGGCAGACGGGAGGAGCTTGGACAAGCTGTTGGCTGAAGCTAGGAGCAAGGCTATAGCTTATCTGTTTTTCACCGGACTGCTTTACAGCGGGGTATGAGCGATGAAAAAGATCAGCAGACGCGCCCGCCCGCACAGCATTACGCTTTACAACTACCTTTCCACCACTGACGGTGTGGCGGCTTACCAGCGCACGCTTATTGAGCGGGTTTATCTGGACCTCTCCTATGCCCAGCGGCTTTCGCAGCGGGGAATCGCTACTGCCGACAGTTGCCGCCTGATCCTCGACCTGCGGGATATAAACGCAAGTTGCGGGAGGACTTTCCTAGATCAAAAGATATGGAGGCAGCTGAGTGCGGATGAGAAGAATTATCATTTCACTTTTGCCACGGGGAATGACTTTTTCGTGGCGGGGGAGGCGGAGGAGAATTTACCTTCCGCGATCAAGGCTCAAATTGTGGCAAAGCACCAATGCTTTGGTATCAGCGCTGTGGCGGTGCTGGAGGTCATCGGCGGTGAGGCGGTCATCGTGGAAGTTACCGGAAAATGAGTCTTATGGTGATGGTTGGGCTTAGGAGAGAGCAGCTTCGAGGCTTTTTAATCTCATCCCTATCTTGTGGAAAGATGAAAAAAAGGGGGCAGGCATTTGAAGATCACAATGAATTTCGATAGCACAAAAATAAAGAAACGGTTGGAGGCATCAGGCGCGGCGGCGCAGGTCTGGCTGGACAAGACCGTGCTCAAAGATTGCGAGCCTTATGTCCCGACCGATAGCGGCGAATTGATCCGTTCGGCCCGCGCGGCAAGCAAGCCCGGTAGCGGCGAGATCATTTATAATACGCCCTATGCCAGCGCTCTCTATTACGGTTATCAAGGCAAATCCAAGACCCGCCCTTTGGCGACCAGGCTTTGGTTCGAGGCGGCCAAGGAAGTGCATGGGGGCAGATGGATAAAGGGGGTTAAGAAAATTGGCGGAAAATAATATACGGGCTTTGGATGCGACCGACACTACGCAGGTCATTGCTGTCCTGCAAGATTGGATCAATTCTTTGGGCATCTTAGACGGGCATTTGTGGTTGGAATACGTAGAGGATGCTGACGGTCTGGGTTACTGTATCAAGGCGGACGGCGGCTTAATTACCGAGGAAGATATTTGCGGTGATTTTACCGCCGAATTGCCTTTTATCATTTATTACACTACCAATATCGTGCCGGACGGGGCGGGGGCCGTTTACAAACCGCTGAACGACCTCTCCGCCTGGTTCAAGGCTAACGGACCTGCCGGTCTGGAGATTGGGGAACGGCGCAGCTCGCGGCAGCTTTTGACGCTGGCTGCGCCCAAGGACTTGGAGGGTAAAGACGAATTGGGCAATACCACATTTTTTGCGGTTTATCAAATTATTTATGATGAGGAGGCTTTATAATGGGCAAGAAAGCAAGTTCACTGATGGCGTACTTTATTAATACGGGGACTACATCTGTTCCGGTGTGGTCGAAATTGGGCAAGGGAGTGACCTCCCTGCCTCTGGAATACGGAGCCCAGGTTACGACCGAGACCTATATCGACGATGAAAACGCGGTCACTTCCGTTGACAGTTACCAGGTCAGCGCGGGTATCGACATTTCTTTATTCGACGATACCACCGCCCCTGCACACGCTTACCTGGAAGATTTGCGCAAGAACAGGGCAACCGGGGCTGATGCTGAAACTGAGATTCTGGAGGTCGATTTGAGTACGAGCAGTCCTTATACTGCGCAAAAGAATAGCGCAGTCGTGGCTCTTGGTACTTTTACCGTTGAGGGTGGTAAGCCGCAGATCCTGAGCGTTACCATTTACTACAATGGCGCTCCTGTTGATGGTACCGTGGCTATCGCTAGTGGAGTGCCTACGTTCTCGACTACTTAAGGTTTTTGGGGTGAGCAGGGGATGGGGGTAAGGGGGACTAAAGTCATCCTTACCCTCGCTCATATGTGCCGAGGTAATATGCTGTTTGCAGGATCGCCTTCATTACTGTCTTGCGTGGCAGAGAGTGCGAGGCGCGGGGCAAATCCCTGTATTCTAAAACAAAAAACATGTAAAACATGTCACGACAAGCATTTGCAAGGTTTTATCTTTATAAAACTGCTGCTATAACCATATATTGGGCTTCTTGATGTGTTTTCGCACTACTTCTGGTAGGTTTGCTTAAGGTGAAAAGGCTATTGGGAGCTCCGGATCTTCTGTGCTTTTTAATCTAAAAAAAATAATTTTGTGTGGAGGCGGAATCTGCGGTGGCGCAGGCTCCGCCTCTGTATATAAATCAGTTTAGGAGGGATATGATGACTCACAGTATCAGGGTCAAATCCGCTACGGAATATATCATCGAAGTTAATGACCTGGGGGAAACGATTTCTTTTGATGTGGCGGACACCTCGCTCACTTCCCGTTTAGTGGGTGCGATGGAGAAGATCGATTCCTTGGTCAAGGTGTATGAAGAGAGGGCGGGCCAGATCGAATCAAGGCCCGATGTGCCTTACAATACCGTCATGATAATCAATGAGGAAACGGGCGAGGAGGAAACGCAGACCCTCATCACCCAAAACCAATTTGACAGCGCGCGGCTGGTAGAGGAATTTTACGGCGAAGCCAGAGCGGCTATGGACACTTTTTTGGGCGAGGGGGCCTGTCGGAAGATCTTTGGCGAGAGGAATTACCTCAACATGTTTAATGACCTGCTGGAACAGCTGGAGCCGCATTTCCAGAAGATGGGGGTCAATGCGGAGAAGCTCAAGAAAAAGGCTGTGGAGAAACACTATCCCAGCCGGGCGCAGCGCAGGGCTTTGAAATGAACGACGACTACCCGGAGTTTATTTGCATAAACGGGGAAGATTATGCAATCAATACCGACTTCCGTTATGCGCTGGCCTGTTTTGCCTGCATCAATGACTCGGAGTTGAGCGAGTACGAGCGGGCTTACGGGGTGCTGGGCATTTTATACCAGGATGAGCCGGAGGATACCAAGGAGGCCCTGCGTCTGGCTATAAAATTCTTGCGCTGTGGCAAGGATGAAGAGGCTTTGAGCAGGAGGGCCGACATGGATTTTGAGTACGATATGCATTATATACGCTCGTCTTTCCGCTCGGATTACGGTATCGACCTCAAAGGGGGGCAGATGCATTGGTATGAGTTTTGCGAGCTTTTACAGGGTCTGACTGACGAGTGTATTCTCAACCGGGTGCGGGACATCCGCAATTATGACCTCTCGACGGTCAAAGATGCCAAGCTGCGGCAAAAGATCGTCCAAGCGCAGAGGGAGCTGAAGCTGCCAGCGCGTTTTACCAAGGAGGAAGAGGATGCGCTCGATGCTTTTTATGCGCAGCTGGAGTGCTAGCGGGGAGGGAGTGCGCCCTCCTTGACGTCTTGCGTAGTTAGAGAAGGCGACGCGTTGAGAGTAGTTTTACTCCCTCCGCCTCTTCGAAGCACCTCCCTCATGGAAGGAGGCTAGGCTAAATTAGGAAATCCTAATTAATGCGGCAAATAAAATATCCAGCTCAAATGGGCATAGATAACATAAATTGAGAAATCCTAATTAATTTAGATGCTGCTTGATGGAGAGTAGTTTTACTCCCTCCGCCTCTTCGAGGCACCTTTCTCATGGAGGGAGGCTAAGTTAAATTAGGAAATCCTAATTTTATTATAGCATGGCTGCAATATTTTGGGTTGAATAATTTATGTAGTTTTGATATGATTTAGGTAAATGATGGAAAAGGCGGCCGGGAAATGAAAAAGAGATTATTATTAATTTTTCTGATACTTGGTTTGATGCTGGCGCTCACCGCTTGTGGCGGAGGGGATTCCACTACTACAGAAGGAACGGATGTTTCAGATACGGTAAATTTATCCGCTGAAGATTTTCAGAAATTAGCAAAAAAAGAAATGACAGCTTCTATAAAGTACTATAAGGATGTAGTGCTTGAAGAAATACCAAAATTGTCAAAAGAGGTAACAAAGGAACCTAATAATATAGAAAAACAAAATGCTGTTAAGGTAAAATTACAAGAAGCAATAGATAAATTAAGGTCTGATGAAAAAAAATATCTTGTTTATTCTGCTGATGATAGGTTGACAGAGGATGCACAACAAGCAGCTGATTTATTATATGACGGCTTTATGGAGGCACGTATAAAAGCCTTGCAGCCCATCCTTGTGGTTATTAAAGGAGAAAGCAACGATATGCCAGAATACTCAAAGATAGTACCTGATGTTGAGGAGAGATATATAGACCCTGCTAAAGGACTTTTATAATATATTGGTTAGAGAATAATGATAAATCTTTAAAAAACCGCCTGATTAGGCGGTTTTTTATATCCCAAAAAAGGGGTGATATGATGGCAAGTTATGACGGAACGATACGCATAAATACAGAGATAGACACTTCGGGCATCCAAAAAGAATTGGAAGATGTCAAAAGTAGTGTGCAAGATGTAAGTGACCAGGCAGTGGAATTAAATAGTAATTTGCAAGGCTTGAAAGATATAGGCCAAAAGGCACTGGACAAGGCTATCGAATATGGAGCTAAGTTCGAAGATAGCTGGACTATGGTTTCTACACAACTAGATACCACGAAGATAGATGTGGAAGAATTAGAAAAAAAGATACTTTCATTGTCTACTTCTACAGGTATAGCGGCTGAAGATATGACTAAAGCTTTATCACGGGCCTTATCTTCCGGAGTCCTTGACGGAGCTAATGCTGATGAAATCATTAAATATATGAATCAGGTATCTGAGCTATCAAAAGTTACTAATACTGATATTAGCACTACTACCGATGCTACCACAGATGTGATGAATGCTTATAAACTAAGGCTTAAAGATGTTGCTGCTGTTAATAATGTATTATACCAGGTTCAGCAAAAAAGCGGTGAGAGTATTGACACAGTAGGGAATTGCATGGCTAGCGTGAGTAGCAACGCGAAAGATTTAAAGGTTGGTTATCAAGAAGTAGGGGCTGCTTTATCTACCATGACGAAAAGCATGAGTGCAAAAGAAGCCAGCTCAGGATTAAATGCCTTATTGGATGAATTATCCGATAATAATTCTAAAGCTAGTAATAGTTTAGCTGAGGCTACAAAAAAGGTATATGGTCATTCTAAATCTTTTCAAGAATTACAAGCTGAAGGCAAAAGTGTTTCCGATATATTGCAATTGATGAAAGATAACTTAGGAGGTACCAGTACTTCCTTTGATAGACTGATTGATTCCGAAGCGGGGGCAAATGCTGCCACAAAAATTACTGATGATTATGCTCTAGACTTCAAAGATAGCCTTACTATATTAAAAACAGAAACAGATACTGTTTCAAATGCTTATGGAGATTTAAGTAACACATTAAATAGCAAATTCGGGAAGGCGGTCAATGGAGGCAAGAATGTACTTATCGGTTTTTATGGCGTTCTGGGTCCGGCGCAAGATGCACTTGTCGCCTACCGTCTGAAGCAAGTCCTGCTGGGAGACAGCTTCAAAAGTTTACCTAAATCGACGGATATCGCCAAGGGAGCGATAAAAAAAGTCGGAGAAGCTTTCAAGACCTTGGGAAGTAAATTAAAAGATGTATTGTCCAAAATCGGGGAATTCAGCAAAAGCGCGGTCAAAGGGATGGGTACGGCTTTTAGCAGCATTGGGGGGAAGGTAAAAAGCTTTGGCAGCACATCCGTCAAAGGTCTGGGAAATTCATTTAAGTCTATGGGGGGATTTTTCAAGAGCTTCGGGAAAACGATGGGCGCCGCCATGATTAGCTTCGGTCCTTATCTCTTAATCATCGGCGCGGTGGCGGCGGCGGCTTATCTGATTTATGAGAACTGGGATAAGATCAAGCCGGTATTGCTGGCGATTTGGAATGCGATCAAAGAGGCGGCTCTGGCTGTATGGGGAGGAATCAAAGAATTTTTCAGCACCCTTTGGGACGGTTTAACGGAAGTTTTTAGCACGGTGTGGGGGGTGATAAGCGGCGTTCTTTCCACCGTCTGTAGAGGCATTAAACAAAAATTAGGATATCCCAATTTAACTAATTATACTTAAGGCATACTAAAGCCGGTCATGTCGAATCTCAATTGAAAAATCCTAATCAACATTGCGGGAAAAGAGAGGGGATTGGGGGTAGAGATAAGTATTAAATTAGTAAATCCTAATTTATATTATGGCATGGCTGCAATATTTTGGGTTGAATAATTTATGCGGGTTTGATATGATTTAGGTAAATGATGGAAAAGGCAGGGGAGAGATGAGTATATTTAATCATAAAGATAAAAATAGTAATTTCTATATTGATCTTACTCATCTAGAAGGAATAGAATCTTTTTCAAAAGATACGGTTGTATGTCTTAAGTTACATGAGAATGAGTTAGAAATTAAAAGGAGTTTTTTCACAAAGCCATCTGCTTTTTTAAATTATTCACAAATAACAAATGCAGCTGTAGTCCGTGAGCAAGAAATCATAGAGATTGATAAAAGTGTGGTTGGCCGGGCGATAGTTGGCGGTTTACTATTAGGGCCTCTTGGAGCGGAAATAGGTGGTATATCAGGAGTCGGTAAAAAGAAAAAAACAAAATATAGTTGTTATCTAATTATTAACTATATTCCAAGCGCCTCAGAAGAAACATAAGTATTGGTATTCGATGTTGATCCACCACCTACATTAAAACATCTTCAAATGTTTGAGGCTGAATTAAGGAAAAGAGCAGGACTTTCTGAACTAGGAAAGGAAGAAAAATCAAAATTGGAAGACGAAGAAGAAATCCAATTTTGATAGTATAGAAGACGAAAAGCGGGGGTATAAAATGAGTATATTCAATTCTAGAGATAAAAATGGCAATCTTTATATGGATAGTTTAGAACTTGTAGAAGATATTCCGGGATTTTCTAAAAATACGACGTTGCGGCTTAAGCTGCTAGCCGATGGTAGATTAGAAATATCAGAGCCTTTTACTAAAAAACCTTATGCTTACCTTAAATATTCACAAATAACAAATACGGGTATAATACATCAAAAAGAATTTGTAGAAGTTGATAAGAATGTAATTGGCCGGGCTATAGTTGGTGGCTTACTATTAGGCTCTCTTGGAGCGGAAATCGGTGGTATATCAGGAATTGGAAAAAAACAGAAGGAAGAACATAATTGGTATTTTATAATTAATTATTTTTCAAGTAGTTCAGAAGAACCTAAGGTTTTAGGTTTTAAATTAACATCATTTGCCTTTATGGATGACTTAAAAAAATTTGAACTTGAATTAAGGAATAATATTGGGTTACCTGAAAAAAAAGAACCGGAAGAATATAATTTATAATAGATAGATTTATATAGATTACTACAAACCATCCTATGTAGGGTGGTTTTTTATTACACAGAAAGGGGTGATGATATGGCCGGTTATGACGGAACGATACGTATTGGTACAGAGATAGACGTAAGCGACATAGAAAAAGGGATATCAAATCTTACCGGGGGGCTAAAAGGGATAGGAAGCCTCGTTGCTGATCTATTGGCTACTACAGTTAATTTAGGCACGGCATTTGAAGACAGCATGGCCGAGATATCTTTAAAGACTGAGGGAACTGGGGGCAATATTGATAATTTTAGCGATAAAATAATGCAATTATCAAATTCAACAGGCATAGCGTCTACAGAAATAGCTGATGCTTTATCTCAAGCTTTATCTTCAGGAGTTCCGGCAACGGAAGATATGGGTACGGCAATGCAATTTATGCAACAGAGCGCACTGCTGGCTACGGCAAGTTGCAGTGATATCGGTTCTGTGGTAGACACCACCACCAGCGTTTTGAATGCATACGGATTGGGACTGGAGAATACCGCTTCTGTTCAAAATACTTTATACCAATTACAGGAAAAAAGCGGTGAGAGTTTAGGCAAATTGGGGAGCAGCTTAGCTACTGTAACCCCAATGGCTTCTGCTTTAGGGGTGAGTTTTGATGAGGTAGGAGCCGCTTTATCTACTATGTCGGCACAAGGGACGTCGACATCGGATGCAACCTCACAATTGAACACATTATTGGGGGAGCTATCGACTAAAGGCTCATTGGCCAGTGAAAGTTTGGCTGTAGCAACGGAAAAGGCCTTTGGCTCCTCCAAATCTTTTCAGGAATTACAGGATGAAGGAAAAAGTGTCTCTGATATAATGCAAATCCTCTCAGATTATGCTGCCGATACCGGCTTATCCATGTATGACCTGATAGGCTCGCAAAAGAGCGTATCAGCTGCTTTGCAGCTAAGTGGGGAGAACGCAACGACCTATAGAGATAATCTAGCAGAGATCAAAAAAGAAACGGATGCTGTCGCCAAGGCAGCGGAGAAAAACGGTGGTACAGTAGATCAACAATTTAATAAGGTAATAAACGAAGGTAAGAATACCTTGATTTCTTTTTATGAAGACGGTATCAAACCGGCAGTAGTAAAAATGGGTGAATTTGTTGACTTTTTATCAAAGCATAGGACCCTCTTGGGTGAACTCGGTATAGCTTTTGGGGCGTTATCTGCACTTATAGTTGCTTATAAATTAAAATTAATGTTAGCTTCAAAACAGACAACATTATGGAAGCTAGTATCTGGGAAGGCAGTAACGTCAACAAAGGACTTAGGAAATGCATTTAAGCTAATGACTACAACTGGAATGGGGCCAGCAATCCTTATTATTGCCGCGGTGGCGGCGGCCGCTTATCTGATCTATAAAAACTGGGATAAGATCAAGCCCATACTGCTGGCGATCTGGAATGCGATCAAAGAAGCGGCTCTGGTTGTCTGGGGAGGAATCAAAGAATTTTTTATCGGCCTTTGGGACGGGTTAACGGATATCTTCAGCACGGTCTGGGAGGTGATAAGCAGCGTCCTTTCCACCGTCTGGAATGGCATCGTTTTGGCGGCGACGACTATCTGGGGGGCTCTGGTGACTTTCTTCACTAACCTATGGAATGGCATACAACTGGTTATCAGCACGGTCTGGGGGGTGATAAGCAGCGTCCTTTCCACCGTCTGGGATAGCATCGTGCTGGTGGCGACGACTATCTGGGGCGAATTGGTAACTTTCTTTACAGACTTGTGGAACAACCTGATTTTGGCGGCGACAACTATCTGGACAGGATTGTCGACCTTCTTCTCAGAGCTTTGGACGATCATAACCGAGGCGGTGACTATTGCCTGGACGGCGATCAAGGAATTTTTCTCCGAGCTTTGGACGGGCATTTCTACCGCGGCGGGCACGGCTTGGCAGGGGGTGCAGACTGTTTGGTCTACTGTTGCCGCCTGGTTTACGGATAATGTGATAAATCCGCTTCTGGCGACCTTTGGCAACCTCAAGAACGGGATCATCCAAATCTGGAACGATATCTGGAAAGGCATCAAGACCGTGATCAACGATTATATCTTATCGGGTATAGAGGCTTTTATCAACGGCATCATCAGCGGTGTCAATTCCCTGATCGAGGCGCTGAACAGGCTTAAGATCAGCGTGCCGAATTGGGTGACGAAGCTGACCGGGATAAGTTCCTTTGGCTTTAGCCTGAAGCCCATAGACGCGGTTTCCGTTCCCCGCCTGGCGCAGGGGGCGGTCATCCCGCCCAACAGGCAATTTCTGGCGGTATTGGGAGATCAGAAGAGCGGCGTCAATATCGAAACGCCGCTTGACACGATGGTCGAGGCTTTCAAGGCCGCTATCGGCGAGATGGGCTTGGGCGGTTCCGCCAGTACCGATGTCCATATCAGTTATGAAGGCAGCCTCGCCAAGCTGGCGCAGGTATTGCAGCCGCATATTACGGCCGAGACCAGCCGCAGAGGTATAAAAGCAGTGAAAGTGGGGAGTTTGGCATGAGCGACATCATCACTATCGATGGTACGACCTATGATGTGAAGATCACTTCTTTGGTGCAGAGCTCTGAATTCGCGGAGAAATACTGCGAGCGCACCGAGAGCTATAATCTACAAAGGGAGCTGGCGGGGATTTTTTACAATTATCAGCTGACTCTGGGGGACAATCAGGACGAGGCGGTGATGCGGGCTCTTTGGGCCAAGCTTCATGAATTCACCGAGTACCACACGGTGAAGCTGCCTCATGACGGCGGCTTTCTCACCTTTCAGGCCTATATCACCGGAACTTCGAGGAAGCTTTTGAAGCGGGTGGACGGAAATAATAAATGGGGCGGCTTTGTGATCGAGTTCCTGGCCAAAGCCCCGCAGATCACAGGTTAGGGGGTGCGCTATGGCAAGAACTACATATGCTGAGATTTCCCACCGTCTGACGGATCCGACGGCCAAAACGGAAGCGGCATATTCCATGGATGATCTTATGGCATACTCCGATTTCGCCCGGATCAAGGACGAAAGTTTTGAGGCGGATAAAATAGCTACCTTTGAACATAATTGCTGGGTATTGGACGGCTCCATGTCCCTTGTCCCAGCCAACCCCACATATCTGGCTTGGGGGGTATGGTCCGATTCCCTTGCGGATGCCAACGGGGATTTCGCGGCCAATCCGCAGCTGGAGGCGACTTTTGCCAATGTGCATACCAGCGCGGGCATTACCTTCACCTTCGTGGGGGATTCGCATCCCCGGCAGGTAGTCATCTCCTGGTATTATGGCACGACCCTTCTGGCGGCGCAAACCTATACCGTAGACGCTATGAGCTATTTCGCCAAACGGGTTGTCGAGAACTATAACAAAGTCAGCATCCAATTTATCGGCACGAGCGTGCCCCACCGGCGGATCAAAATAGCCGAGATCGATTATGGGCAAATCAAAACCTGGAGCCGCGATGCTCTGATCTCCGCCGCTATCCTGGAAGAAATCAACCTGACCAGCAGCGAGATATCCGTAAATACCTTAAGCTTTTCGGTGCATGATGGGGATGATGATTTCAATATGCTCAATCCCTCCGGAGTATATGCCGCGCTGCAAAAGAAACAGGTCCTCACGGCTAGGGAATATGTAAACGGTTCTCTTGTCAAGATGGGTAAATTTTATCTCGACACCTGGAAAAACCCATCCGCCGCCATAGCTGATTTCGAGGCTTATGATGCGATGGGACTTTTTGATACTATCACTTATAAGACAAGCTCTATGTGGTCGGGCGTGGCGGCGGGCACGGTTTTTGCCGGTATTTTTGCGGCGGCGGGCTGGACGGAATACAGCATTGAGACAGGCATTGCCAGTGAATTGGTGAGCGGTTACATACCTGTGGTGACGGTTAGGGAGGCTTTGCATCAATTATGCTTTGCCTTGCGCTGTTCCTGCATGCCTAACCGCGAGGGCGTGATCGAGATCAGGCGGCTGCCCTCTTCCTCCGCCGCCAAGGCCATAGAAAAATCGCAGAAATTCGGCAGCCAGAGCATCACGCAGAACTCGCTGGTCAACAGCGTGGCGGTAACGGCTTACGCTTTTACGGCAGCGGCTTCAAGCAGTCAGCTTTACAGCACTACATTGGCGGCCGGGAGCTACGAGATAATATTCAGCCAGCCTGCCACGGGTCTGACTATCTCCGGCGGGACGATTACGGCCAGCGGCATAAACTATGCCAGGATAACCGTTCCGGCTGCCGGTACGGTCACGATATCCGGTTATGCTTATGAAGCGAGCGAGGCTGTTTATACTTATGAGGCCTCCGGCTTGACGGATAATACAAGGTCACAGGCTACGGTTGACGGTATCTATCTTGTAAGCGGTAACAAAGCAGTAGCCTTGGCCCAATTCCTCTACGAGGATTACCGGCGGCGTATCGTGCAAAGTTTCTCATTAGCCTTGGAGGATGAAAAAGTGGGTGATAATGCAAACGTCGATACCATGCTGGGCACGCGCAAGAGCGGCGTCATTACCAAGCTGGATATTAATTTAACAGGCGGATTTATCGCGGATTGTGAGGTGAGGGGATGAGCTGGACAATTCCTATTTATGATCGAACCGAGGCAGATACTGCTTATGCCAAGCAGCGCCCTGAGACGACAGAAGACCTCAAGGGCGCTTTTAATGTCGGCGATTATTACCGGATAGAAAACAATCTTGCCTATATCGCTGTAACAATAATGCCGCGGCTGGGCTATTTCCCGGCGTATACCGGCTTGCCGGATATAACTGAGGATGCATTTCCTTTGCTTGACAGCTTTAATATTATCGAAGCCGATCTGGCCGCGATCGAAGCTTGCGGCGTTTTCCTGCCGACAGGCTGGAGGGCTTCCAAGACCTGGGTCTTGGGCGGGGCAAAGCCAGATTATGAGGACGCTAACCGCTGGGAGCTGAATCCGTTTTTGATGTATGAAAAATGCCAAACCGTAAAAAAAACCTGGACCGGCTATAACTATGGCGGCAGCGGCAATATAAACCTTTTAAGGGGGTATAATTTATGAGTGATTTTCCAAGGCAATTTATCGATATCGATCCGGTCGACCCGACAAAAGTATATCGGTATAAAGAATTGGATTCGTCCGGAAACTGGACGGGTACGTATCGCTATTTTCAATATGATCCCGGAGAACTGAATTCGACGCCTACAAGTCTGAACCGGGCCTGGATGCAGCCTGTTGAGGACGCTATCGATGATTTATATGCCAATATACCTACTGTTAATTTTGTTGACTATTATAATATCGAACAGTACGTTGCGGAAACTGCTCCGACTGTATTAAGTGTCGCCAGGGGTTTTTTGGCATCATCTTTGTCGGGTGATGAATCATATGCTTTATTTGGGGGCGGTCAAAGTTCATCTTCTAGCCTCAGAACCGAAGTAGACGCATATAACACTTCTTTAGTACGTTCGACCCCGACGGCCTTGTCGGTGGCGCGCACGGCTCTTGCGGCAGATAAAAATGCCAATTATGCTTTATTTGGCGGCGGCCAGATATCGGGAGGGTACACAGGTGTCGTAGATGCTTATAATAACAGCTTAGTAAGATCAACTCCCACGGCCCTATCCTCGACGAAATATCTTTTAGCAGCGGCTCACACAGGTGATTATGTGCTTTTTGCCGGGGGCTATAACGGTAGCGATTTAGCCGCAGTTGATGCATACAACCTAAGCTTAGTCAAAACAACTCCGACCGCATTAAGCGTTGCAAGGTGGAGTGTATTGGGAGTATCTATTAATGGATATGCTCTATTTGGGGGAGGTTATGGAGCGGCATCGGTCAAAGGTACGGTTGATGCGTATAATTCTTCTTTGGTAAGAACTACGCCGTCTGTTTTTGAGAGGGCCAGATATAATCATAACGCTTGTGCTACTGATTCATATGCTATATTTGCCGGCGGTTACGACGGTGCCGTATACGGGGTTTACGGTTGCGTGGAAGTATATAATGCTTCCCTGGTAAAACAAACTAGCCTTACGTTTAGCGGGGGAAATGTCTATAACGGCTATGGTACCGGAGCTTCAAGAAACGGAAACAAAATGCTCATGGCATTTCCTATGCCTTATGACATTAGGCATATTATGTATATCTTCTATGAAAATCTAACTCAGTCTCAGCGGACGTCAAGCTTTATGGATTGTTCCGGAATGCAAATGGCGCCTATCAATAACCGTGTTGTATGTGCCGGGAGTAGAAGGGATAGTACCGTTTATGCGACTGCTTACTCCTATATTTATCAATATAGCTCCAGTATTGACGTTCCACCCTGGTATAACTACAAATTTCATGATCATGCAAACGAGCAGTTTACGCGAGACGGCACAACTTTAGAATATACGGTAAAAGCTACCGGATATATAAAACCAGCAGTAAAAACATTAACAGGCTTAAATGCCTAATTAAAGGAGGAGTAAGAAATGATTAAGGCAGTAAAATGGACCCCTGATTGTTTGTATATGTATCCAAATGGGCACATAGCTTCTGGAGAAAAAATCAAGCAAGATTTTCCCGCTGTGGAGTATTTCACACATATCCTTCAAATTACGGGAGATAAAGTCTGCGGTGCGGTTCAAGAATTAAGCGCAATGCGTCATCATTACGGTATTGATGATGCTCTTACAGAGGATGAAGCTATTGAAGCTTTAGAAAGCTTAATAAATGCACCAGTTCCCGAACCGGATCCGACAGCCGAAGAACGTATTGCCGCGGCTCTTGAGTACCAAAATTTATTAAGTCTATAAGGGGAGGTTGTTCAAATGACATATGAAATGATAAAGAAAAACTATGATCGTAAACTTTGGAACAAAGACATGGTCGCATTGGCGGTAAGCAAAGGAGTGATTACCCCCGGGCAGTATGCGGAAATCACCGGTGAAGCCTATCCGGCAAACTAGATTTACCAATCAGATTCGCAATTTAGCAAGGGCCTTAAAGGCTCTTTTTTGTTGAGGGGGGTGCTTTTGTGTTTAGGATCAGCGGCAATGACATTGCCATAACCCGCGGCGATACGGCTATATTTGATTTTTCTCTGGAAGGATACACTTTGAATACCGGTGATACGGTCTATTTTACTGCCAAAAAGCAGGCCGGTAATACGGCTATCGTTTTGCAGAAGGTGATTAGCAGCTTTACGGATGGAATGGCAAAGATCGAGCTGACGGCGGACGATACGGATATCGAAGCCAGAAGCTATATTTACGACATCCAGTGCAATCTGGCCGACGGCCGGGTCGATACGGTTATCGGCCCGGCATGCTTCAAAGTTTTGGAGGGGGTAACATAATGGGCGGTTTAACTGGTTCGATCAGCGGTAGGCAAAATTTCTCCGGCAATTCATCTATAGGCCGGGGGGCTTCGGCTTATGAGGTAGCGGTTGCCGAGGGATACACCGGAACGGAGGCCGAGTGGCTGGCAAGCCTCAAGGGAGAGAGAGGCGATAAAGGCGATAAGGGGGACAAGGGCGACGACGGCTTTTATACGCATAATCAAATAGCGGCATCATCTGCCTGGGTCATAAATCATCTGTTAGGGAAATATCCCTCGGTCACGATAGAGGATTCCGCTGGGAATGTGGTCGTGGGAGATGTGCGTTATGAGTCCATAGATCGAGTAGTAGTAAATTTCTCGTGTGCTTTTTCCGGAACGGCACACCTTAATTAAGAGGAGGTATATTGATTATGAAAATAGTAACCAATGTGGATATGTTAAAAAATCAGATAATGAATTTGGTAGGGCATCTCCTGGGCACCGAGCCTTCCAATCCCGTGGAAGGCCAGGAGTATTATAATACTTTGACTCATAGAAAGTATTATTATAACGGTACGGGCTGGATTGCCTGCGACGCCGCTGACGCGGCTATGGACGGATCCGATATTGTAACCGCTATCAATGCTTCGGAATCAATAATTGATAAAGACAATCTGCCTGCAGACTTGCGAAATACATCGGGTGCCAATACAGGCGATGAAACTGTTACTACCTTGGGTACTAAAATAAATGGGGCTACTGCTAAAACGACTCCCATAGATGCCGATATGATTGGAATCATGGATTCTGCCGCGTCCAATATTTTAAAAAAGCTTTCATGGGCAAATATAAAAGCAACTCTGAAAACTTACTTTGATACTGTTTACGTACCGCTTACCCGTACAGTCAACGGACATGCTTTATCTGCGGATGTTACAGTAACTGCTTCCGATGTCGGTCTGGGCAGTGTCACTAATAACGCCCAGGTCAAAAAAGCGGCGTCTTCCACAAATGGTTATATACCAAAATGGTCCGGGACATCCGGCGACGCTATCGTGGACGGCTATTCCGTAGAAACTACCTTGAGCGGCGGTTCTTCGGCTTTACCGCGGGCTGATGCGGTTAAAACATATGTTGACGCTTTGCTGGGCGCCAATGATGCGATGGTCTTTAAGGGAACTTTGGGGAGCGGCGGCACGATCACTGCTCTGCCTACCACTTACAGCGCGGGTTGGGCATACAAGGTTATAACTGCCGCTACTTACTCAGGTAAGGTTTGTGAAATCGGCGATCTAATCATCGCCATAGTGGACAGGGCCGGGAGCGGCAACCTGGATGCCGACTGGACTGTCGTTCAGAGCAATATCGACGGGGCTGTGGTAGGACCTGCCTCCGCTACCGATGGGAACTTTCCTTTGTTCGACGGCGTTGGCGGCAAGATAATCAAAAATAGCTCCTACAGTCCTTCTTCTTTTGCAACGGCAGCACATAATCATGATGGTACCTACCCTAAAAAGTATTCAGCTGCTATTGGTAACGGTTCTGATACTTCCTTTACGCTCACCCATAATCTTAACACGCGTGATTGTGTAGTTTGCATCCGTGAAACATCGGGTAATTATGAAGAAGTCTATGCGGATATGAAATTCCCGACCGTTAATAGCGTCACCGTGGCCTTCGCCGCCGCGCCCACTTTTAATCAATACACTGTTACCGTGATTGGATAGGTGATATTATGAAATTTTTAAGCCTGCTTGAAGGAGGTTTTATATCCGGTACGAGCAATACAGGCGCTGGAACTACCGCAAAAACAGTTACTATGGCAGACGTAGCATATATACCACGTGCTGGTGACTTCTTAGTCGTCACCTTCACCAATGGAAATAGTGCTTCTGCTATGACTCTTGCAGTAAACGCGGATAGCGCGAGAAATATCAGATTCAATGGAGCAGATGCCAGTATTACAACCGCAACATTGAATGCGGGAGCAGTATTATTCCTGTATTTTGACGGTACTTATTATCAGATGATAGGATCGCAACGTACGACAGGCTTTGAACCCTATTTAAACAAAATTGGAAGCGGTTTTTATTTGGATAATGGGTCAAACAGGCCGACTTTAGGAAATAATGCTGTAGATTTATCTTATAGCACTGATGGGATAAATGGCGCTATCGGGGATAATTCTTTTTGTGAAGGATTGCACACTTTAGCTAAAAATTCATGTTCTCATGCTGAGGGAGACCGTACAGCAGCTCTTACTCCAGCAGCACATGCAGAAGGCAAATATACTTTGGCTGCTCAAGGCACACTATATACTATTAATAACTATAATAATACTAACAAAACAATAACCTTAGATAAAGTCAGTGGCTTATCTATCGGAGATTTATTGCAGATTAAAATTTATGAAGGAGAAAACATTTATAATGTTCCTATAGCTAACATTAATGGTTTAACAGTAACACTAAATACCACGCAAACTATAAATGATTCCTGGATATATGCAATTAAACTATCTTCATATCAAATTCCTGTGCATGCAGAAGGACATAGTACAACAGCTTCTGGTAGTATGTCGCATGCAGAAGGAACACATACATTAGCAAGTGGACATTCTTCGCATGCAGAGGGAAGTGAAGTAGCAGCTAGAGGTTCATGTTCGCATGCAGAGGGAGATGGGACACTAGCACTTGGGCAAGCAGCGCACACAGAAGGTATGTATAATGTAGCAAGCGGAATGGCTTCACACGCAGAGGGATGGTTTACTGAGGCGAGTGGAATAGGTTCACACGCTGCGGGGTATTACACTATTGCAGCAGGCCAAAACCAGACAGTAATAGGTTCATGTAATATACCTGATACTACAAGTTTGTTTATAATTGGCAATAGTAACGATGAAAACGAACATAGTAATGCCTTGACTGTAGATATGAGTGGAAATATGGTGTTGGCCGGGAATCTAACTGCTCCTAATGTATTAACTACTAATAATACTACTGAGTTTATTCCCGATTCTGACTATGAGCCTGCTACTAAGAAATATGTGGATGATAGGATGCCTGTCGGTGCGCTTCTTATATGGTCTAGTAATACTGCTCCTGGCGGATATTTGTTATGCGATGGCAGCGCAATCTCGCGTACTACTTATGCAGATTTGTTTGCGACAATCGGAACGACTTATGGTTCTGGTAATGGAAGCTCTACATTCAATTTACCCAATTTAAAGGGCAAATTTCCCGTAGGCAGGGATTCTTCGCAAACTGAATTTGATACTTTGGCTGAAACAGGTGGAGAAAAAACACATACGCTTACAGAATCGGAAATACCCGCCCATAGTCATACACTAAAGGCTTATTCTGATGGAGATGGCGGGTACTCTACACCTACTTCACATATTTTAGCAGTTATTAGTAATGGTTGGGCCCCTGCTGCTGACGCCGATTCAAGCACCGCTCCGTCTAATACTACTGGCGGTGGTGCGGCGCATAATAATTTACAGCCCTACATTGTGTTGAATTACATCATTAAATATTAGATCATATCGGGCCGTAAGGCCTTATTTTTATGAAAGAAAAGCGGTAAGGTCGTCTGTAAAAAGACCCTTTATTACGCTATTTGCACTCACCTCTACGGCAAGAAAGCCTTATTTTCCGCCTCCATTCCGGCGAAACTTACTTCGGAATGACACATAAGAATTGTCCCGCTTCATATAGTGGATTATGCGCCGGAGAGAAGGCCGCGTATAGGATGGTGGAATGATGACTACAGGATATTTCTTTGGGCACAGGGGATATAATGCTTTATTTCCCGAAAACACGCTTCTGGCTTTTCGCAAGGCTATTGAGGCGGGGGCCAACGGATTCGAACTGGACGTGGCCAGGTCTGCCGACGGAGTGCTTTTTTGCATGCATGATGACAGCGTGGAGCGGACTACCAACGGCCAAGGAGAGTGCGCGGAACTGGATTGGGACTATATCCGCACTTTGGATGCTGGTTCGCACAAGAATGCGGCTTTTGCGGGGGAGAGGGTGCCTTCTTTAGAAGAGGTGCTGGACTATTTCAAAGATGTGAACTGCTGGATACTGGTGGAGATCAAGAGTGGGTACGGGGATATCGCTTCCGAGGTGGCGGGGTTGATCACGGAAAAAGCGATGGAAGACCAGGTCCTGGTGCAGAGTTTTAACTGGGGTTATCTGGATACGGTCAAGGCCGTCAATCCTGCTATCCGCACCGGGCTGCTGGGAATGCGCGCTTCCTCAGCTCATGAAAGAGCTGTCTTTGGGGGGCATGATTTTATTTCTCTCAATTCCTTTAAACAGGCGGATGTGAGCGCGGCGCAGGCCGCGGGGCTGGAGACATTCGTCTGGACGGTCAACAGGGCCGATGAGATGCGGGATTATTTCGGACTTGGCGTAGACGGGATCATCGGCGACAATGTCCTCATGATGTCGGAGGCTGCCGAAGAAAACAACCTGTACCCATACTATCCTTTTGCCAGGCCGCTGCCGGTTTTCCGGCGGAAGGAGGAAGGCAAATGGCGAAGATTTTCTTTGAAGAAAAGCGCTGATGGGCAATGGATGAAGCTGGAGCCGAGAACCGATTAATGATTAGTAAAAAAGAGCCGGAAGGCTCTTTTTTAGTTATTGAGGGGCTTCACGCCAAGCCGGAAGCTTATTCGCCGCCTTGCGAGGGAGCAAATACCCACCCCCTGCTACTCCCGTACTCGTCGGGAGTGAGAGGATGAAGGCTATCGGTGCGGGAGGGGGAAATATTGAGGTCAAGGGGGTCTTCGAACTTCTTAACACTCCCTAGTTTTATAAGGATGTACCTTTCGGCTGCTTTTATTTTTATGGGTTAAGAAGAGTAATTTTTTGTTTTTGAACGGGGATAGGGGGAATTTAGTCCCCCAAGAAAAACCGCTCTCCCTTCCGCATAGGCCAAGAAGTTAATTGCACTTTGTTGTAACGCGGGAGGGGGCAGGAAGATAATGGGCCGAGAAGCTCAGTTTTTGATGACTATGAGAGTGGGGTGTTGGTATGACGGATGCGGTATCGCCGGAAGTTTGCAAGATACAACATAAGAACATCGAGAAGAATTTTCAGAAGATGGAGGACGATTACCGGGGGCTTTGTGGGGATGTATCCGACCTTTCCAAGCTTTGCGCGCAGCAGACGGTGATCCTGGAAAATGTTCTGAAGCTGATGGAGAGGCATGAGGCGGCCATCGAAGAGATCAAGGCCAAGCCTGCCCGCCGCTGGGATAGCATCGTCAACACCCTTATCTCGGTAGCCATTGGAGCGGCCTTCGGGCTTTTTTTAGGTAAGAGGGGTTAGGGGAGTGAGGAAATGATCTGTCAATATCCGTATCGTGCGGAAAAATACAAGATCACTGCGGTCTACGGCAAGGCTGGTTCCTGGGCCTGCGGCTGGCATCCGGGGACGGACTTTGTTGGGCTGGAATCAAAGCGTGTCTATCCTATCGCAGCGGGGACGGTCATCAAGGCTGTAAGGAATGACGCCAATTACGGAAATTATCTGCGCCTCCGGCATGTGGATGAGGACAGCACGGTCTATATCAGTCATTACGCGCATTTGGCGAAGCTAGCGGCAGCGGTGGGGGATGAGGCAGGTTTGGACACCTTGCTGGGAATTGAGGGGGAGACGGGCAATGCCAGCGGGGTTCATCTGCATTTGGAATTGCACAGGGGATCGTGGAAGTACCCTTCCGGCTGCAGCGTGGCCCAGGCCAATTGGATACTTGATCCGGACAAGTTTATATCGCTAAGATTGGAGGATGAGGAAGTGGCGGAAAAAAGATTTAATACGGTGGACGAGCTGCCTGCCTGGGCCCAAAAGCCTTTGCAAAAGCTGATCGACGAGGGTAAGCTGGCTGCGAGCGATAAGATGGATTTATCATTAGATATGGTGCGGCTCTTGGTCGTGATCTCGAGGCTGGTTTAATGTGGGGGAGGCGTTTGAAAATATTGATACGCCAACCGGCAGAAGACCGGGAAAAGACTGGGAATAGGCAAAGGCCTTATTCCTGGTGATTGTCTGAGGCTGTTTTTTATAAGGAAGGAGATTTAAATGTGGAGCAAGCTTAAAGCCTGGTGGGATGGATGGGTGCGGCAAAAGGAACATACCAAGGCAGTAATCAACTTCCTGATGGCTAACGCTGTGATATGGGTTTATCTTTCTTATCTCCTGGCTTTCTTGGGACGGGAGGAGATCGCCGAGACGCTTTCCAAGACTGTGGTGGCGGAGATCATCGGCGTTTTTATGGTGGCGGGCTGCAAGGCCTGCATCGAAAACCTCTCCAAGAACAATTCCTGGCCGGACAAAACGGGTAAGGATAACTCGTGTTTGGGGTCGGGGGTCAAGGATAAGGGGAATATTTGAGTTAGCGGGGGAGAGGCGGGAAAGAGCCGGAAGGGCAATATGCTGACCGCATGTCAGGGAGGCTGCTACGCTGTCTGCAGGACCTCGCGTAGTTAGGGAGAGTGGGAAATACGCTGTTCTTAAAAGGATGTTAAATACTGCTTCAACTCTTATGTTTCTTTCTCGACGGGATGTGTTTTTAGTGGTATTATAATAGCTGGCTTTTCGTTTTCAATATAAATCTCTTCGCATTCTATCTGAACCTTTTGCAGAATAGTTATCGCATCGGTAATCTTATTAAAAAGCTGAAAATACATCTTTTTGTAATCAGGCAACTCTACACCTCCCAAATATTATTAACCATATATAGTTAATAAATTAAAACGCAAATAGAAAGTCAACCATAAATAGTTAATCTTTTTTACAAATTAAAGGTAAACTTAATTTAACTATTTATGGTTAGGAGTGTTAGTATGATTATTGGCAAAGCGGTAGCTCTCAGGATAGAAGAATTATGCCGCCAGAACGGAATAACTCTCAATAAACTTAGTACGATGTCCGGAGTGACACAATCAACCTTGAATAATATTGTCAGTGGAACGAGTAAAAACCCAACCATATCCACAATTAAAAAAATCTGTGATGGGTTGGGAATTGGTATTATTGAGTTTTTTGACGTGGACGTTTTTTGTAATTTAGAGCAGGAAGTTAAGTAGGGGAAAATACACACGCTCACAAAAGAAGCAGCCTTGCGGCTGCTTCTTTTGTGAGCGTGTGGAGAGAGTATATATTAAGGAGGAAAAAGAATGACAAGTACAAGTACAAAGTTTTCTTGGGACATTTTCGCCATAAAAATCACCAGCCGAAAATTATGGGTGGCTATAGCGGGGCTGGCGACAAGCATCATGGCTTATATGAATTGCGATTCGAACACTATAGTACAGGTTACGTCGATTATCGGGGCTATCGGGACGGTGGTCGGCTATCTGGTGGCGAATGGGCTGAGCGATAGTGGGGATGATGCTACAAGCAGAACAAGTGGTACAACTTAA